CCTGCTCGACAGCCACAGCACCTACAGCCTCAGCAGCGTGCTCGGCTCTGTCGTTCCTGGCAGCGTCCGGATCGAAAATGGTGAGGGCCTATGCCGGGTCCGCCTCGCGCGCACGCCGGATGTTGCCGATACGGTCGCCAAGATCATCGACGGACACATCCGCTCGCTGAGCGTGTCCTACAACGTATTCGAGTTTCAACGCACCGAGCGTGAGGGTGAATATCCCCACATGCTGGCGACGGATTGGGAGCCGGTCGAGCTCTCGTTCGTCACGGTGCCCTTCGATGCCGCGGCGCAAGTGCGTCAGCGGAGTGCCGCGCAGGGCGGCGATCATCCCTGCACCATCCGCGGCGCGACCGCGTCCACCACCGAGGAAACCAACATGGCCGATGAGGCAACCCAGGCGGCGGACACCACGCCCGCCAACGACCCCACCACGACCGTCATCGAGCATGCGCCCCAGCAGCGCTCGGCACCCGCAATCACCGCCACCAACATCTTTGAGCGCTGCGGCCGCTCGACGGATCTCGGCGACACCTTCGCGCGCGAACTGATCGTCCGCAATGAAGCCACGCCGCTGACCGCGATCGATTTCGAACGCGCAATCTCCGATCGCCTGATCGAGGCCCGTGCGCTGCCGACGATCGACGCCCGCGCCGGTCGTAGCGGCACCGAGAACGACGGCTATCGCCGTGCGATCGAGGCGGCCGTCATCCTGCGCGCAGACCCGAACGCAACCGTGCCGGAAGCAGACGCCACGGCCGCCCGTGAGTTCCGCGGCATGACGATGATGGAAATGGCGCGCGATTACTGCCAGCGCACCGGCCTCGGCGTCTTCAGCGGTAACAAGCTGGAGATCGCCGGCGCCGCCCTCGGTCTTCGCTACGGCGCACACACGACCAGCGACTTCGCCAACGCCCTGTCGAACGCGGCAGGCAAGCGCGTCCGCGCCGCATACGAATCGGCGCCGCAGACCTTCGGCCCGATCGTATCGCGGGGCACGCTGCCGGACTTCAAGGACACCAACATCATAGGCCTGGGCGATGCCCCGTCGCTGCTGCTCGTCCGCGAGAACGCCGAGTTCACCTACGGCGCGATGTCCGATACCGGCATGAGCTATCGCCTGCAGACCTATGGTCGCATCATCGCGATCACCCGCCAGGCGCTGATCAACGACGACAAGCGTCTGTTCTCGCGCGTCCCGACCCAGTTCGGGTTCAAGGCGCGCGACCTCGAGAGCGATCTCGTCTGGGGTCTGGTCATCAGCAACCCAACGATGGGCGACGGGTTCGCGCTGTTCTCCGTGCAGCACGGCAACCTCGGCAGCGGTGCGGCAATCACCGTCGCATCCGTCACCGCGGGCCGCACCGCGATGGCGCAGCAGAAGTCGGCCGAGGGCGGCTTCATCACCGTCCGTCCTGCGTTTCTGGTCGTCGGGCCTGCCAAGCAGACCGAAGCCGAGCAGTTCCTGACCACCGTCACGGCCGCCCAGACGTCGAACGTCAACCCGTTCGCAGGCAAGCTGCAGCTGATCGTCGAGCCGCGGATCACCGATAACAGCTGGTATCTGATCGCAGATCCCAGCGCGATCGACACGATCGAACTGTCGCACCTCGAAGGTCAGGAAGGAGTCTTCATCGAGACGCAGGCCGGCTTCGATGTCGACGGCATCAAGACGAAGGCTCGTCTCGATGTCGGCGCTGCGACGATCGACTTCCGCGGTTTCTACCGCAACCCCGGCAACTGAGCCGAACCGAGAGGATAGACGATGAAGATCGTGAACCTGATCGGCCCGGCGGTCATCGCCGGAGCCGTGCGATACCCCGTCGAGGGGCCGCTCACCGTCTCGGATGCCGAGGCGGAACAGTTGAAGGAGTCGGGGCGTCTGGATGGCGACCCCGAGGACCTTCCGGGCGACGAGGAAGAGGACGATGGGCTCGAAGCCCTGAAAGCCGACGAACTCAAGTCGCTGGCGCAGGACGAGGGCATTACCCTCGGCACGGCCAACACCAAGCCCGCGATGGTCGCGGCCATCCGCGCCGCTCGCGCGGCCTGAAACCCAACCGTCCCGGCTCGGTACCGCTGAGCCCGGACAGGGAGACGCATCATGAAGAACTACGTGCAGAAGGGTGAGAACCTCACCCTCACCGCCCCTCGCGCGCTACTCAGCGGCGAAGGGTTCCTCGTCGGCGCAATCTTCGCCGTCGCATCGGCCGCAGCGGCGTCCGGCGCCCCCGTCGTCGGCGTCACGGAAGAGGTTTTCGACCTTCCGAAGGCCGCGGGCGCAGTTACCGCCGGCGCCAAGGCATACTGGGACAACACCGCTTTCGTGGTGACGACCAGTGCCAGCGGCACCGTCCTGATCGGCGCATTCACGCAGGCTGCAGCGTCGGCAGACGCAACGGGCCGCGTGAAGCTCACCGGCCAGATCGCCGCCTAATCCACCGGGGTTCCCTCCCCTTTACCCGGTGAAAACTGGCGGGCGGCGTGCGCGACACGTCGCCCGTCCATTGTCTGGAGATTGGCGATGAAGAAGATCTATTTGATCGGCGCAGCGCCCGTCGGCGGCAAAATGCGATTCCCATCCGAGGGTATCATCGAGACGACGCCGGGAGAGGCCGACGACCTCGTCAAGGCTGGACTCGCGCGCATCGACGACCTCGACAGCCTGAAGGTCGACGAACTTCGTGCCGTCGCGCTGGATGAGTCCGTGGCAGTCGGCCCGGCGATCCTGAAGGATGACCTGATCGCGGCGATCCGCGCGCGCCGGCAGAACAAGGCCTGATCGTGGACCCGTTCGCCGCAGCGCTAGACGTCCTGTTCTTCGCGCCGGGGTCGAGCGAGGCATTCTATACGCCAAGGGGCGGTGCCGAACGGCCCAACCCTATCCGCGTGATCCGCGGGCAGCCTGACAAGGCGGTCGGCTTCGGCGAGCAGCAGGTCATCGAGGGTACGAACGTCTTCGAGATCCGCAAGTCAGACGTAGCCGAGCCGGAAAAGGGCGCGGTCATTCGCATCGGTGACGCCCGATACAAGCTGCTCGGCGAGGCTATGCTGGATCTTGAGGGGTTATCGAACACGATCGGCGGAAGCCCGGTTTCGTGAAGATCAGCGCCGGCATCGACTTCGACATGAAGTCGCTGATGGACGGCATCGAGGGCGACCTGGCCGAAGCCGCCTCGCGCGCCATGCGCGACACAACCTATAAGGCGCTGCTCGAATTGCGCGAGCAGGTCACCGGGGCTGGGATGGGCCAGCGCCTGGCCAATACCTGGCGGGATCGCGTCTTTCCCGAGAAGCGCCGCAGCATGACCCCGTCGGGTTATATCTGGTCCAATGCGCCGGACATCATCGACGCGTTTTCGCGCGGCGCGCAGATCGTACCGCTCGCCGGGCGCCGGTTCCTCGCCATTCCAACCAAGAACGTCCCCAGCGCGCGAGGGCGTCGCGGTTCGAGCAGTAAGATGACGCCCGCGCAGGTCGAGAACGCGTTCAATCAGGACCTCTTTTTCAAGCGCGGTCGCGCCGGCCGGGTTCTGGCGTTTATCAACGCCGTCGGCGCGCGCAATGGTCGCGGTTTCCGGATCGCGACCAAGGGGCGCCGCGCGCAGGGCCGTGATCCGAAGCCTGTGCTGATGTTCGTGATGGTCCCGAGCGTCCGCCTGCCGCGTGTGCTCGACCTCGACCTCGTCGCGCAACGCTGGGCCGCGAATTTCGAAGCTCGTTTCACCGAACAGCTGGGGATGAAATGAGCAAGAAACTCGATATCCTGAAGCGTTTGAAGCTGCTCACGGCAGTTGCTGTCCCTCTGGCCGAAGTCGTCGGCCTGGATGGCGATGAGGCCCCGCCGGCGCGCGTGCCGGCAAACGGCCGCATCGTCATCCGGACCGGCGACCCTGGCGAGCCCGAGGTCGATCTCAGCCCGCTTGCCTATAACTGGTCCCACCGCATCCCAATCGAGTTCACCGCTGTTGAGACCGCCACGCTGACCAGCGAGGAAGCGCTGGACGCGATGCTTGTGAAGTTCGGTGCCGCGATCGCCGCTGACCGCCATCTGGGCGGACTATGCGACTGGCTGAGCATATCGGCGCCGGGAAGCGAAGACATCTTCACCGAGGGCGCGCAACCGCCCCGCGGCGCTGAGCTCGTGCTCACCGCCACCTACGTCACCGATTCCGAACTGTCCTGAAGGAGAAGCCGAATGGCCGTCGCCCCCACTCGCGCCCGCGGCTCTAACGCCCGGGTCGTCGCCGCTTTCGAAGATACGCCGGGCACCGTGCCCGCGAGCAGCGCGTCATGGTTCAATGTCCCGCTCGTCAGCCACTCGCTCGGCGAAGAGCGACCGCTGACCGAGAGCGATCTGCTCGGCATGGGCCGCGAGATGCAGGATCCGACCCAGGACGTCGCGACCAATGACGGCGATGTCGTCGTGCCGGTCGACGTTCGGAACTTCGGCCGCTGGCTACGCCTGTTCTTCGGCGATCCGACCACGTCGGGCGCGTCGGGTACGTTCACGCACGTCTTCAAGTCCGGAGCCGTAGTGCTCCCGTCGATGTCGATCGAGGTTGGCGCACCCGAGGTGCCTGCGTTCTCGGTAAACCGCGGCGCGCGCGGCAACCAGCTGCGCATCTCTCAGTCGAGGTCGGGTCTGCTCAATGCGACGTGCAGCCTGATCTGCATCGGTGAGACAACGCCGACCGCGGCGACTGTCGGTTCGACGACGCCCTCGTCCCTGGCGACCACGCGCTTCCCGCAGGCTGTCGGCTATGTGCGCAAGGATGGGCAGTTGCTCGGCAGCGTCGTCGGCGCCGACTTCACCTATTCGAACAACCTCGAGAAAGTCGAGACGATCCAGCCTGATGGCCGCATCGAAGACAGCGACCCTGGCATGGCCCAGATGTCCGGGTCGGTGAATGTGCGGTTCAAGGATCGGGTGCTGCTCGACGCCGCAACCGCCACGCCCCCCACGCCCATGGAGCTTTCGTTCGGCTGGAACTTCGGGACGTTCAGCCTGATCTTCGTCGTCGGCCGCGTCTTCATGCCGCAGGCGAAGAAGCCGGTGACAGGCCCGAACGGCATCATGCAGGCATTCAACTGGCAGGGTTCGAAGGCGGCGTCGGGTAGCTCAGTCGTTGCGACTCTGATCAACGACGTCCCCTCGTACACCGCCTGATGCTGCTCGTCCGCAAGCCGCAGGGGCCGGCATGGACCCCCGTGATGGGCGCCGAAGTGCTCTTCGCGCCCATCGATCGCTCGATGCTGATGCGCGCGCGCCGCGCGGCGCGCAACGTGTCCGCATCCGAGGGCGAAGATGACGGCACGTCGGCGATCGATATGCTCGAGGAAATGGGCGACGCGATGAGCCGCGCCCTGATCACCGAGGGTGCGCAGGACTGGCGCGGTGTCTGCCTGATGGCGGACGAGGGTGATGAGGGTGCGGGCGAGACCCTGCCCTTCTCCGCTGAGAACCTTGCCATGGCGCTCGCCGATCCGGTCACCTTCGAGGCCTTCGACGCAGCCTATGTTGTGCCCTTCGTGACCGCGGAGCGCGAGCGGGAAGAGCCGGGAAACGCCTTCGCCGCCTCTCCGAGTGGCATTGGGGCGGCGGCGATGCCGGACAGCGATACTGCCAGCAAGCCTGCACCGCGGAAACGGGGCGCCGGTGCAACGAATGTCCGTACATCGTCGAAGAGCCGCAGACGGAGGCCGAAGAAGGCGTCTGGCGAGTCCTGACGGCCTGCGATCGCCAGCTTCGATCGGGCATCATGGGTGCGCCGGTCGGCCTCGACTTCGGGGCGATCATGACGATGGGCACCGCCCGCAAAGTTGACCTCGCCCTGCTCGCCGACGTGCTGCCGACGGTCGAGCCGATCATCATTGATAACCTGTCCGGCGAAGAGCCCGACGCTTTCACCGAATAGGAGGTCCGATGGCTCGTCAGATCGCAATTCGGCTTGGAACGGAAGGCAAGGCGCAGGTCGTCACCGACCTCAACGATATCGGCACCAGCGGCGACGCTGCGTTCAACCGCGTAGCGAAGTCGGCGGCCAAGGCTGGTCGAGATGCCTCAACGGCTATCGAGTTCGCGAACAAGCAGGCCTCCAAATTGGCGGCCCTGCTACCTGGCCTGAACCCGACCAAGCTCGACATGGCTGCTGGCGTTCGCGACAACGTCGGCAAGAGCGCCGAGGCATCAGCCGCAGTATTCGAAGCCGCGTATGCGAAAATGGAAGCGCGCGCGTCCGCCCTGCGCAGCGCAATCGATCCAGCCTACGGGGCGCAGCAGCGGTTTAATCGGGAGATCGGCGAGGCGCGCGCGCTCATCAGCGCCGGCGCAATTTCGCTTGATGAGTACGCCGCGAAGCTGCGCCAAGAACAGGCTGCGCTGGACGCCGTCGGCGGCACTGTAAGGAAGTCTGGCAACGCGTTCGCCTCGGCAGCGCCGCAGATCCAAGATCTGTTCACGCAGATCAGTATGGGTGGGAACCCGGTCAATGCGCTGGTAGTCCAGGGCGGGCAGCTGGCGGGCCAGTTGCAGTATGCCGGCGGGAAGGCCGAGGCTTTCTCCAGGGTCCTGATGGGGCCAGTAGGAATTGCGCTACAGGTCACGCTCCTCCTACTTTCGCCCCTTCTCGGCAAGCTTCTCAAATTCTCCGATGCGGTCGAGGACGGCGTCGAGAAGCTGAAGAAAGATGCGATCGAGACCGAAGATACACGCCTAGCGAAGGAGCGGTTCGGTCGCTCGGCAGAAGGCGTCGCGGCATCCATTCGTGAACAGGCCGAAGCGCTCGACACGGCAGCCAAGAGCGAGCGGTCTGCCGCAGAGCGCGCGAACATCCTCGCCAAGGAAAACCTGAAGCGTGAGATGTCGATCCGCGCGGTGACGGCGGCGTTGCTCGATCAGGCGATCGCGCAGGAGAATATCGACAAGACTCGAGCGCAGGCACCGGGTCAACGGGGCGAACTCGGCACCTTGGCTCTGACCGAATCGAGCGGGCGCGTCGCCGGTCTTCAGACTCAGCTGCAGGCCAACCAGAAGGCGATTGACGAGGCCAAGCGCAACCTGATGGGTACGCGCATCGACCTCGCGACCGAGTCCGCGGCACGTTCGGCCGATCCGATGGCACGGATCAAGAAGCAGTACGACGACCAGGCCACGGCTGCGCGCAACGCGGCGCGCGTACGGATCAAGGCCGGTCAGGACGTCGACGGCGCGCTGACCCGCGAGCTTGCCACGATCGAGCGCAACCGCGCGGCAGCCGTGAAGGCTGAGCAGGACAAGCAGAAGGCCGCTGGCGAGACGTCTCGGCAGTATGGGCGCGAGGTTACCTCACGGGAAGCGTCGTCGATCGCGCGCGCTGCTGGGCTCCAGGTCAACAGCGCTGATCGCAGCACCGCTCGGCAGCAGCAGCTTTACGACGACTGGATCTCCAAAGGTAAGCCCAAGGAAAACCCGGTCGCCAAGCCCGGGACCAGCGCGCACGAGCGGGGCAACGCGCTCGACATCCAGTTCCAGGCGGGCGTGACGGCCAAGAAGATCAAGGACGCGTTCGCTGCCGAGGGCGTGCGGCTGACCAAGGTGTTCGCCGAGACGGGGCATTGGCATGTCGAGTGGGCACGGACGGCCGCGCAGCGCACCGCTGCGAGCGATGCCGCGAAGGAAACGCGCGAGCTTGCCAAGGCCAACAAGGAGCTCGACAGCGACCTTGGCGAGGTCGTCAAGCAGTTCGACCCCGCGCGCGCCGCGGCCGACGAATATGCCGCGACGTTGGCGAAGATTTCCGCACTCCAGACCGCTGGTCGGCTGACCACCGGGCAGGCCTCGGGCTACAAAATGGAGGCGTACCATCAGGAGCAGAAGCGCCAGGCCGATGCGCAGCTTGCACAGTTCAAGGTGCTATTCGGCAGCGAGGATCCCCTCGCCGACACGATGAACCAGATCCAGATTCAGCGCGACGCCGAAGTGCAGGTCCGATCGGACGATTACGAAAAGCGCAAGGCCAGCATCCGCGATCTCGCAGGCTACTACCGGGACGCGATGACCGGCGGGACCAAGTCGATCATGGATATGTTCCGGCAGCGTGGCCTGGATGCGATTTCCGAGATGCTCGCGAAGTGGACGCTCAGCAAGATCGGGTCGGCGGGCGGCGGCGGGCTGCTCGGCGCATTCACCAAGCTGATCGGCGGCGCCTCGGCTCTATCAGGCGGCTCTTCGGCGTTCGCCGGCGCCGATCTGAACGTCGGGACCGTCAGCGCGGCCGGCGGGCCGTATCTGCCGAAGCTCGCAGCGGGTACCGAATACTGGTCGGGCGGCACTGCGCTGTTGGGCGAGCACGGACCGGAACGGGCATGGCTGCCGACCGGTACCCGCGTCACTCCGGCTGGGGCGACGCGTCGAATGGGGGATGGCGGGAATGCTCAACCGGTCACGAACCATTTTGACCTTCGGGGGGCGGTGATGACGGCCGACCTATTGTCGCAGATGAACGCGATGTCCCAGTCGATGGGCGTCGCCGCGGCGAATGGCGGTAGCATGATGGCCGCGGCGGATGCCGAGGCGTCTGCGACACGTCGACTGGGCCGATTCCGTTGAGCGTCTTCATCCCTTGGACCCGGATCAACGATCTGACGATCCGCCCGCGCCTTTTCTCAGGCAACCAGGAGGGCGTGCTCGGCGGGGCCGATCTCCAGATCCCGCGGATGGGCGACCGCTTCGTCGTTGATGTCTCGACCTCTCAGCTGCAGCAAGATCCGGAAAGCCGTCTGCTGATCGCGCTTCTCATGGAAGCCACGACGGCAGACGCCCGGATTGAGCTACGCTTGCCGAACCGGCCCCAGCCGATTGGCAGCGGCATCGCGGTCGACGGCGCCGGGCAGACCGGATCCACGCTCAACCTCCGTGGGCTGTTCCGCCAGACCGAGATCGTCCACGGCAGGTTCTTCAGCGTCGTTCATGGCGGGGTCCATTTCGTCTATATGACGCGTGGCCGCGTGGTCGCGGGCGCAGATGGCAAGGCCTCGGTGCCGATCTGGCCCATGCTGCGCTTCATCACCGTCGACGGCGAAGAGGCAGCATTCGACCAGCCGATGATCGAGGGGCAGCTGGCCGGGTTCGACAAGGGCGCAGGATTCGAGCGCAACCGCACCAAGCCGTTGGCATTCAGCATCCAGGAGCGGAAGTGACCTTTCGCCTCACCCCGCAGATGTCTGCGGCGTTGCGCGCTGGGCAGTCGCCGCTGGCGCCGCTCGTCGAGGTGGTGCTGCCCGGCTACACGATGCATCATCTCGTTGGATCGGGCGAAGTGCCATGGGGCGACAAGGTTTTCACGGGCCTCGACGCCAAGTTCGGCGCGCTGGTCGCAGCAAGCACCTTGAAGGATGGCATCGGAGACGAGGCCCCCGACTGGACGCTGACCTTCGTTCCGCCCGATTCCGTTTCGGCAGCCGAACTCACGTCGGCAACGGCGCAGGGCGGCGCGGTCAACGGATGGCTGGCGGTCATCGACCGCGCGACCGGCCTGATCATGCCGGAGCCGATTCAGCTGTTCGCCGGCGAGCTCGATGTCCCACGGCTCCGGGTCGGCAAAGGTACGAGGTCGGTCGAATGGCGCTGCACTTCTGCGCTCGAGCCATTCCACGACCAAGAGATCGGCGCGCGGCTTTCGGACGCCTGGCACCAACTGGTCGCGCCCGGCGAGCTCGGCCTGTCGAACATGACCGGCATCGAGCGCACCAGCTACTGGGGCGTCGAGAAACCACCCTCCGCGGTCAGCGTCATCAGTGGCACGACCCGCGCGTCATTCCTGGGGGCGATCGGCTTATGATCGAGATGATCCGACGCCAGCAGGCAGCCCAAGCGGCTGTCGATCGCTTCAAGGGGCAGCCGTGGGAACTGGGTAAGAACGATTGCGTCCGCATGGCCGCGTTCGTGCTGCGCAAAATGGGCCATCGCCCCCAGCTGGGCAAAGCCGGATCGTACAAGACCGGCGCGGGTTCGTTGCTGGCGCTGAAGCGCGCCGGGTACAGCACGCTTGCCGAGGCGCTCGACGGGATGGGCCTTGAGCGAGTCGCTCCCGCGGCCGCGCGCGTCGCTGACATCGTCATGATCCCCGGCGAGGCTCCGCTTGATGGCGCGCTGACGATCGCCGTCGGCAACGGGCGCGTGCTGGGCTATCATCAGGATCTTGCCAGCGCTGACATCCTGCAGCCGGTCCAATACATCGCGGCTTGGCGGGTCTAGCGATGTCGAAAACCCTCAGGACAGCAGCGTTCGTGATCGGCGCGGTCGCACTGGTCGCGTCAGGTGTTGGCGCTGCTGCGGGTGCCGGCCTGATCGGCGCGACTGCGGGCGCCGGTGCCGCTGCTGGCGCAACGGCCGGGTTCCTCGGCGTGTCGGCCGCTACGCTGACGGCTGTCGGCGCGATCGCGGGCGCGGCCAGCGCAGTGCTGTCGCTGGCTGCGGGGACGCCGAAAGGATCGATCGGCGGCAGCGCGACCCAGTTCAAGATCGACAAGGACGCTGGGTTGCCGATCGTCATCGGGCGGACATACTCCGGCGGCAACGTTGTTCACCGTCAGTATTACGGAACGAAGAACAGCTTGGAAAGCTGGGTCACGGTACACAGCATCGGCCCCGTCCGCAGCCTTGGCCCGCTCCTGATCAACAAGGTCGCCGTTGCGCTGGCGGGCACCGCGATCGGCGGGGCGTACACGGGGTATATGTGGCTCGACCAGCAACTGGGCGCCGTACCCGAGAGCCGCGCGCTGGCGGGGCCTCAGGGCAATTTCCCGGGCTGGTCGGCCGCACACAAGCTCTCTGGCCTTGCTGCTGATCTCTGGACCCTCAAATTCGACGAGAAGGGGAAGATCTACCCGAACGGCGTGCCGCAGCGTGGTCGCGTAGTCGAAGGCGTCTACGTCTACGATCCGCGCCTCGACAGCACATATCCCGGTGGCAGCGGGGCCTGTCGGCTGGGCAACGAGGCGACCTATGTCTGGTCCGAATGCCCTGCCCTCCACGCGCTGACCTGGGCATTCGGCCGGATCCAGAACGGCGTGCTCGTCGCCGGCGGCGGCATGAAGATCGGCGGAATCGACATCGCCCCCTTCGTCGATTGGGCGAACGTCTGTGATGCCAACGGTTGGAAGGCCGGCGGCATCGTCTACACGAACTCCGATAACAGCTGGGACATCCTCAAGATGATCGCGCAGGCGGGCGGCGGCGAAGTCATGCCCGTCGGCGCGCAGCTGTCCTGCACCTACACGGCCCCGCGCGTCTCGATCGGCACGATCACGGCTGAGGACATCACCGGCGACGTCGACGTGCCCGGTACCGCCTCACGTCGTCTTCGGCGGAACACCGTCATCCCGCGGGTCCGGCTGGAGACGCACGGATGGGAAGAGGTGCCCCTCGATGCGATCGCCATCCCCGCCTATGTCACCGTCGACGGCGGAAGCCGGCCAACGGAACTGACTTTCCCGCTCGTGCAGCAGGTTGACCAGGGCGCTCAGCTTGGGCTCTACGCAATGTGGAACGGTCGCGAGCTCGACGGCATTGTCCTGCCCGCCAAAGTCTATGCGATCGGCTACCGGCCTGGGGATTGCCTGACGGTCGATATCCCAGAGGCATCGCTGAACGCGCGCGACGTCGTCGTCCGCAACAGGGAGATCGAGGGCAGCACGATGGGCGTCACGCTGACGTGCCGGTCCGAAACCTTCGCCAAGCATGCGTTCTGCCTCGGCAAGACTGGCACCGCGCCGCCAACTCCAGACCTGTCAGTACCCGAGGTCTTTCCTGGCCCACTCGAAGTGGCTGTTGAGGAACTGCGGATCACCGTTACCGAGCAAGGTGAACAGCTGGAAGCCGTACCCGCGAACGGCATCTACGACTTCCAGGTGCAACTCGCATGACGATGACGCTCCGCTTTCAGATACCCAGCCATCCCGCAGCCGACTGGACGCAGGCGAACCCCATCCTGCTGGATCGGGAATTTGCGGCCGAACGCGACACTGGCAAGTTCAAGCTCGGCAACGGCACCTCGGCGTGGGCTGACCTGCCGTATCAACCGTTCTGGTCGCGCTGGGGCCGGATTGAGGGGCAGATCGCCGACCAGCCGGACATTGCGGCCGCTGTGGCGCTGCGGTTGCTGAAATCGGCGAACCTGTCGGATCTTGCAGACATCGTCGCGGCGCGCACGAATCTGGGCCTAAAGGCACTCGCGCTGCGGGACACGGTCAACGGCAATGACTGGTCCGGCGCCGACCTCGCGATCGCCGATGGGGGCACCGGTGCTAGCACGGCTCCGGTCGCGCGCACCAACTTGGGGCTTGGCAGCGCCGCGACGAAGGACACCGGCACAAGCGGCGCGACGGTGCCGCTACTGAACACGCCTGCGACCTGGTCGGGCGCGCAGACGTACGCCAACGTGCCCTTCAGCTTCACTGGCAGCGTCGGTTTCCAGGGCGTGGCTGTCGACAACGGCTTTCTCTACCGCCTCGCAGTGTACGGAATGGCGATCTACGGCGCCGGCACAACCTCGGACGTCTATATCGGCAACCGCACCGGCACGATGGCGATGCAGGTCGACGCTAACACGACAACATGCCGCTTCGGCGGCAACGTGATCCCGGCGACCGACAACGCCGCTTCGGCCGGCCTCCAGACCAATCGCTTCGCCTCCGTCTTCGGCCGTCAGTTCCGCCCAGGCAGCGGTGCGGCGATCTGGACCAGCGGCGCCGGCACGCCGCTCGGCAACGTCGCCGCGCCTGTCGGCTCGCTCTATACCCGCACTGACGGCGGGGCCGGCACCACGCTCTACGTCAAAGAGAGTGGGACCGACGCGAGCGGCTGGGCAGCCAAGTAACCCGCATCCCAATCCAACATCAGGAGTGAACCATGGCAACTGCCGCTCGCCTCGACTTCAGTCTGTGGCGCAATGAACCGCGCGACCTCGTTATCCGCTGCGTCGGCCTCAATCTGGTCGGCGTCGGCGCGGCGATGCAGGTCCGCCTTGGTCCTGACACGCCCGGCGTGCCGCTTATCGAGCTGCTCGGCAACGGCGGGCCGCAGGTACAGGGCTTGTACCAGATCAGCTTCGAGATCATCGGCGGCGTACCCGTCTCGACGATCGGGGTTCGGCTGGACACAGCAGCCATCCAGGCGCTGCCCTTTGCCGGCGAGATAGGCGATGCGACCGATTTCTCTTACGCCATTCAGTTCAGTGGGCAGACGCGAATTTACGGCACGATGCGGGTACTCGCCACGACTTTCGGTGCGGACGCCGCGCCGGTAGGCCGGCCGCCGAGTTACGGGGGCCGCACGGGCGGGGGTGGACTGTGGGAGACCGCCGAACTCGGCTTCATGGGGGAGCAGATCACGGTGACGGTGGACGGGCTGGAACTCGTCAAGCCTTTCGCGGTCGCTGCCGAGCAGAGCGCGGTCATCGCAACCCGGCAGGCACGGGATGCGATGACCGCGTCGCTGGCCTCCTCGGCCGCTGCGCTAACCGCACCGGGCGTCTCGACTACGACCGCAGCCGGCTTGGCGAGCGTCGCGGAAGGCGGCACGTTCTGGGTGTCGCAGGGCGCCACCCTGACCTTGAATCGCAAAGTCGCAGGCAAGGCTGTAAAGGTAACGTCCTTTGCAGACCTGGGAGTGTCTCACAGCATGGTAAATCTTTCGACGTATTCGCCGTCAGATGGTAAGCAATTCGGGTTCGTGGCGATGGCCGCGGGCGCGGCTATCATCACCGCGCTGGCACCGGCAGGCTACATTCCGCCGGTATTCGACGCTAGCGACGTCGGCAAGGAGGTGCGCGTCGCCGGCGCCGGGGCGGACGGCGCTGACCTGTTCGCCGCGATCGCCAGCGTCCAGTCGGCCACCCAAGCGACGCTCACCGTCGCGGCTGCCACGACAATCGTGCAGGGCAACCAGAAAGGCGCCATCATCGGCACCGACTGCGGTTCCGGCCTCCAGGCCGCAGTGGACGCGGCCAAGGTCCTTGGGGGCGGCGTGGTGGTGATCGACGGCGTGTTCTTCTGGCGCACGCCGGTCACCCGCAACGGTGGGGGCTCGATCGAGCTGCGCTGCGAAAGTTCGGCCGCCGGCCTCCTCGTCGCTGGCGACCGCACCAAGATCATGCTGACGCTCGCGAACTGCGATGTGAAGATCACTGCCAACTTCGCCGGTTGCCCTGGCGCGATCACCGACTGCAAGCGCCTGCTCGACCTCTCGTCGAGCAGCGCCGAGATCATCGAAAGCGGCTTCTTCGGCATCAGCGTCCGAAGCGCCGAAGGCGGCGGCAAGGCCGGTACCGGTGGTGCCATCGTCTGGCAGACGCGCGGCGACATGGTCCACTTGCGCAACTACTACGGCGGATGCATCGGTGAATCCGGCAACGGCATCAGCACGGTGGATGTCGATCAGTTCCAGTCGTTCACGAGCGAAGGCAATAAGTTTTTAGATTACGGCACCTTCCTTGGCTACCTCCACAGCAAGACCGGTATCGGCTTTACACTCGCGTGGATCCGCGTGCGCAGCCCTCGTGATCGCACGGCCTCGGTCAATCACGGCTCGGTTGTCCGCATGGTCGACGATCGCTTCGACGAGGGCCATTACCTCGCCGTCATGATCCAGCCCGATCTGGATGCGGCACCGATTCAGCAGGTCCACCTCAGCGGGCTACGCATCAACAACTCTTTGCTGGACGGCGGGGTCGCGATCACGGTCGTTCGCGCCGAAAACGTCGTCATCGAACAGCCGTCCATCGGCTGGGCTAATACGCCGCACAACGGCATCTACCTTCAGGATTGTGGTAACGTCACGATCGACAGCCCGTACATCACGGCAGGCTTCGACGGTCCGACGACCGGCAAGGCGGACGGGCTGGTCGGCCTGAACGTCCGTTCGCTGACGCTGCGCAATGCCGGCGTGCTGGCTCGCCGCGAACTGACCAACGTCGGCCGTCTGATCGAGATCGACGGGGGCGTCGGGGGCGTGCTGCCCTTCATCAAGGACGGCCGCGTCACCGATGCCGACTTCCGTACAGCACCGCCGATCGGCACGGTGGCGATCGACCGCTACCACAAGCGCCTGTACGCCAAGTTCGCCGAAGGCTGGCTGGCGAGCGCAGTGATGACGGCAAACGACGAGCCGACCGAGCTGCTGTTCAACGCGACGCCGGCGACCGGCACGCTCATCTCACCGACGCAGTATCGCAAGACGTCGGGCGGCAACGAGCGCAACTGCGTCGCGTACCTCTTCAAGACGCTGAGCGGCGGCTTCCGGATGCGCGTTCAGCTGCTCGACCTGGTCGCCGACGCGGCGTTCGGCGCCACGAGCGCGACCGCGACCAACATCGACTATCTGGCGATGAAGTGCGGGCTGGTTACGCAACCAGGGGGCGGAATCCAGTTGCTCAACGGGAGTGTCGAGAGCACCAACACGACTGCTGCGGTCAACGACATCTTCGAGTTGGTCTTCGACAAGGCGGCAGGCACCGTGACGCTCAAGAAGAACGGCACGACGACGCGCACGATGGCAGCTGCCGCCGTCATCAAGGACAGCGCGGGCCATCACTTCGGTGCACCGCTCTACACGCAAGGCACCGGGTTCAAGCTGCTGGAATACGTCGCTCTCTGATCGTAATTCCGAGGTGGCTGCGGCGATGCAGCCACCGATCCACTATGGACTCAGCGCGCTCGCAAGATGGCAATGCCTATCGCGATCATGCCGACCTCGAAGTACTCTGGGCCGCAATGGACGGCACCGGCCGCGTCGCTTTCAACGGTGCCGCGTCCGCGACGATCGCCAAGCTGCCCGCAGATCTGCCAACCGATGGCACCGCCACCAACGCCGCAATGGCCACGATGCTCAACGCGATTCACGCGTCGCTGATTGGCGTCGGCCTGAACCTCCCCGCCTGACTGGAGAGCATCATGAACAACAGCAGCTTCGCGGCCCAAGCGGTCGCGAATGGGCCGCGCACGATCGCGCAACCCAGTTTCGAAGGCATGGGGTGGCTCGTCGTGATCAATCTTGCCGTCATGACGATCGCAACGCTCGTTGGCGTCATGGTCGTCATGAAACTCGCAGGCGATGGATGGAAGCATCGCCGGCAGGACGTCTGGTTGTCGCCAGCGTGGATCTACCGGACGCTCGGTATCCTGTTCGCCTGCGGCATCACTATTCGCTGCGGCGTCGAGGCGTTGACCTTATGGGGTTACGACCCTCGCGACCCGGTCATGACCGGTGCGTTCGCCACGGTGAAGCGCCTGTTCGATCCGTTCGCGGTCGCCTGCGGCGTGTCCGGACTGATGCTCTACATTTGCTCGGAGCCGGGCATGATCGAGCAGCAGCGCAAAGAGCCCTTCCCGATCGACATGTGGCTCGCCTGGCCAATGGTCCTCAGGATGCTTTGGCTGGCGTTTTTCACATTCATCGCCGCGATCGGCGTGGTCTCCACGCGATGATCGGCGGTGGGGGCATCTACAAAGGGGGCGCGACGATGGCGGCTATACTACCTGTCGCCGCAACCGCGATGGCAGCCAAAGGGGCGACGGTGGCGACATCGGTGCCCGTGATCTGGCATTTCCTAGGCTACCCGTTCGAAGCGGCCGGCATGTTCGCGGCGCTGTTCGGATGCTTCGCTGCGCGGTTCTGGATCGGCGCTGCACAAACAGTCCGGAAGCAGCATCGGTGGAGCCTCGACATTCCCGTCAGCGGAATGGCGCTGGCGGTGTCGGCTGCGATCGTGATCTCGCAGCGGCCCGAACCGTTGAGCGGGCTGATGTACGGGGCTGGCCTCGGCATCCTTGGCGAGGGCATCTTCAAAGTTGCAGAAAGCTATTTGCAAAAGGCCGGTGCCGTACTCGGAGTCGATACAAATAAAACGGCAATGTAACGGCCCGCCCCGCCGGGGGGCGATAGCGGGCCGACCGGGCTACGTTGGGGGCATTCCGGCGATCCGTGAACGCCCTACCCTGCAAATGTTTCCGGCGTAACGGCCCGCCTCGAGCGCCGTGTGAAACGCGAGGCGGGCCGGCCCGAGCACGTGGGAGCGTTCCCCTGGCACGCTTCAAACACTTCACCAGCCAAAATGGCTCACGGATAAAGGAAGAACTCTGACGACGGCGTCATAGTCGGCAGCCAATCTAAAGTGTGGCTGAAAAAGGACGCTCCCTTCTCGCCCCTATGTGGAGACGTTACGGCGAGCAGGGGAGCGTCCAGCGTGAGGGCGACACCTCGCAAACCTGATTGATAACCCAAAATTAAAATCAGAATAACGGCCTGCTCACGGTGCACCAGCGAGCAGGCCGGCCAGTCACGTAGGCTAGCCGCGGCAGAACGCAGCATGGTGGATCTGGTTGCGGGGTAACGGCCCGCCTCAGTTACTGTCAGGAGACCAAGGCGGACCGGCCGGGACGCGTTGGAAGGGTTTCCCGGCGCGCAAATAACGCATCAACAGAAATCAGTTCCCTAGAGGCACGCCGATGACGTGGGGCCATCGGCGTGCCGAGCAGAGCGCGGGGAGCTTAATCTGCTCGATTTTTCTCTGCCACATCAACTGGAGAATAGATATGACGACGGCATCAAAGCCGACGACCGCCCCTGCGCGCCCTGCGCATGGGCTGGCGTCTCCGGACAAATTCTTCGCGTCGATTCGCCCGCTGTTCGGGACAATGACGCAGGCGCAGGTCGAGGGCATCCAAACGAAGCTTGCCGCGTTCGCCGCACAGGCCTCGCCCTTGGCGTATGTCGCGTACGGGCTCGCCACCTCGTTCCATGAAACCGGCGCCAAGATGCAGCCGGTTCCAGAGATCGGCCGCGGCCGAAACTATCCTTATGGCAAGCCGGGCAAGCATGAGGGGCAGATCGCCTACGGCCGTGGCGATGTCCAGCTGACGTGGGACTATAACTACGAGCGGGCAGACGACGAACTCGGGCTCAGGGGCGCGCTGACGTCGAACTACGATCGCGCGCTCGAGACCGAGATCTCGGCGAAGATCATGGTGCTGGGCATGACCGAAGGCTGGTTCACCGGGAAGCGGTTTGCAAGCTACCTGCCCGCCAAGGGGACCGCGACGCGGGTCGCGTTCACCTCCGCGCGCCGGATCATAAACGGCATTGATCGGGCGGAACTGGTCGCCGGGTACGCCATATCGTTTCAATCCGCACTCACCGCGGGCGGCTGGGCTTAGCTGTTCGTGACCGCACCCAAGCAGTCTTAAATTGATTTATCTTATCAGCCGAGCCAAGGGTGCTTTGCCTTTTTTGAAAGGCGCCTCCCAGAAACTTCGGCCGAGTAACTCCGGCCGTTTTTTGTAGCCTGCTCAGGGCGCCTTGAGGGCCTGAGTAGCTGCTACCGCCATTTCCCTGAATGCGGTCTTCCACGTTGCGCCGGCATCCTCCCAAGGGGTGCGATCATCAACCCGCTCCATCCGGCTCTCCCACATATACGCGGCGACGTGCTCGATTACCGCGTCTTCGTCGTTGCTCGTACAGAGCCTGCACCGCCCAGCCATATCGAATCCATGCAAGTTTGTTCTCTTTGCGTTCCATAAGCGGATGCATCGGCAAACGCGAATCACGGTCGACTTGGCGGTTCAGATACTGCGGGATACGCTGTCGCAAACGTCGCACGGGCGCGTCGATACGGTGCCAGTGCGCCTGGCGCTGCGCTGCCTGTGGGCTCACTGCCCTGAGCGCTGGCCGCTTGTGATGTTTTGGGAGGGCGCGCAGCAGGATAACGAGATCGGCCGCAGCCAAAGCGTGACAGCATCATTCAACGGTATCGTGTGCGAGTTGCGCAGATCGGGCGCTTACTCCGAGGTCAGCAGCTCCAAGTAGTGCCGCGCTGGCCAGTGATGGTATCGACCGCAGCAGCGACCCTGCGCCAGTCCTCGACCGCGATACGGTCGCCCAGAGCGTCGGTCAGCTGATCGATAATGTAGTCCGCGGTCAATTCGCCGTGCGCAGCAAGGATAGCCCCGGCCTGTATCCAGACCTCACGATCTTCCATAGGCCCAGCGCGCGCCATCAGATGTCGAGGTTACGCCGTTCAATCTCAGCGAGCAGGGCGTTGGCCTCGGCGCTCTCTGGTGATCCGTCGGTCTGCTGGTATGCCTCGAGCAGGCTTTGATCGTCGAGGAACTCGATGACGTCGGGATGCAGGGGCTTATTGCTCATCGCGCTAGCCTATGCGTGGACGACCGATTCGGGCAAACGGTTCGAACATATATAATGACCGGGATCAACGGTGCAGGGCGCAAGCTGCAGAGTTATATCTCATCCTCAAAGAGTATCAGCGTGAGGGCAATTAACCCAAGGATGGAAAGCCCAAAGAACAATTTGCGCAGGTTGCGGCCACTGTTCAGCGGGCGATGGCGATTCCAGTTCAAGTGCCCCCCCCATACAATCCCCAACCCGGCCCTAACGAATAGAACCGGTTATGGATGAATTGACCACCTCCATTGTCGGTATCGACTTCCCGAACGAGGAAGTGAGCAAGAGCAACCGTCGCATGGAGTGCATGATGTGCGCCCCGGGTGACCTGGTCGAACTACGGCTCGAGCCGACCAACCCTTTCGACGCGAATGCCGTTGCGATCTTCAGCGATCGCGACACGCAGCTGGGCTACGTCAGCGCCGAACGCGCGCCGCTGATCGGCAAGCGGATGCGCGAAGACGATGCGACCGCGGTCTTCCAGGCGATGCACGGGAACGGGGCCTATGTCAGGATCCGGTTCGGAGGCGGGTTACCTACCCTGCCCGACCCGGTCCCTGATGTTGCGAAGCCCGCCCCTCCCCGCCAGATGCGGCCGGCACAGCGACCGGTCTACGATCCCCACGCCTTCTACCCTGACGAAGAGGGGCCGGAATTTGGGGCCTAGCAGCCGTAGTAGGTTTCTTCTTCGAACAACGTCGGCGTTCCGTTCCTGAAGGTAGTGCCATCACAGAAAGTGATGCGCTGACCGGAAATCGTTGTGTAACTTTCGTCCGTGTACCAGACAATCCGAGACTCTTGCTTCTTGCCCTGCGCTTGAACGGGCGCGGTAACACCAACTGCGCATAAAGCTGCGAGGACCGATGCCGTCAGAACCTTCTTGAACATGACTATCTCCCGAGTCGCGAGACCCGCAGAAGATCTTTCTTACAAATCAATGTCAACCTCGCCGACTCAGTCGGTGTACGATCCTCATGCGTTCGTTCTCGAAGATGACGGTCCAGAATTTGCCGCGTGATTGCCAAAGCTCGCGCGACGTTGCGCCCTACCATTCCTGGGGAAGAGCTTGGTACATTTTACAAGTTGGCGTAGCCGAAATGCGTCATGCTGCGTAAAAGTCGATGCCGCTATCCATGCCACATGACTAAGACGCCTGAGGAATTGCACGAGGAAGCGCAGGAGTACCGAGACCTGAAAGCGAGCATAGCAGGGAACGTATTTCGCGAAGCGATAGAGCAGGTCGCAAAGGCGCTCGATCGAACGGCTGATATTGTCGAAGCCGAACCATCGCGCCCTTCCTAAACCGCACTTACTTTGGTCAGACTACGAAAGTCTCGAGCTCAGACTGCAGAAAGCGCAAAACTCCAGATCATCAGCGGCGCGCAGCGGCGGGATCGGGTATCATGGACAGCGATACACTTCCTGCCGACGTTATCAGTTCGTTTGGCGCGCCAATTGGACAGATCTCTATAGGCAAACCGAGGAACGAGTTCAGGACCCTTGGTCTGTAGCCAAGGACACGCTCAGTATCATCAGCAAGTTGTTGGATCGATCCGATGCGAAGCCGCCAACTGATCGTGTGCTCGCCTCGCTGCCCCGCCTGCGCGAACGCATCGCGCAAAATGTCCCGCATCCCCATGAGGACTGCAGTAGATTGCATCGAAAATCCCTGCAAGTTGGACGACCAAAACCCGGCTG